CAGCGGCCGGTCCCAGCGGCGCGGCCCGGCCCTCAGCGTCCAGCACAGGCCGCCGGGGCGGCCTGGCCCCATCAGGGGATCGCCCGCCGCCTTCTGTTCGGCCGCGAAATCGGCCCGCGCGGCGATGCGCGGCGGATCGGAGGGCGAGAAGGGGGCCAGGGTCAGCCCGCACCGCACGCTCAGTTCGCCGGCGCTTCCGCGTTCACGGGCGCGGCTCAAGTAGGCCGAAGGCCGATAGCCGCTGCTAACTGACATCAGCGACCGCCCGGATGCTGCACAACACCATGTCGAAGCCCGACGTGGTCTGGACGAACAGCCTCTTTTCATGGGCCGCACCGCCCAGCAGGGCCGCCTTCCACGTTGTCCGACGCAGGGCCGGTCCCGCCACGTCGCCCGGTTCGCGGTTCAGCAGACGGTCCGTGCCGCTCTCGCGCTCCGCATCGACAGTGCCGACCTCGGCCGTCGCCGCCTCGATCACCAGCAGGGCGTGGGTGTATCGCACCTTCTGCCCGGCGCTGGATCCCGGTCCCGCCAGCTCCGGCGGCAAGCCCTCCCAACGGCTGAGGTAGGGCAGGCCCGCCTGGATGCGCGTCGCCGTCACCGTTTCGGGCAGGGCCGCCGCCCCGGCCGCATCGACGACGCGGTCCCGATACTCGCCCCAGCCGCGTCCCGGCGTCGTCGTGGCGTCCGCCTCGGTCGCCGCCATCATCGTCACGGCCTCGCCCTTCAGATGATCCAGGCCGGCGACGGCGCCGGTCGCCGGGCCGGCATAGGTTTCGGCGGCGTCCAGAAACAGCCGGTCCTCGGGGTCCGACATTCGCAGGATCAGACGCTGATCCACCCCGTCCTTGACGCGGTGAACCGCCATGAACAGGCGCGGCCGGCCGTTGACCCCCGGCACGACACAGCTGCTTTCCAGCGCGAACCCGCCGCCCAGGGGCTGCTCGACGGTCGGGGGGGCCAGGGCGGCCAGCCCGTGCCGGTTCCACCCGCGCACCCCTTGTTCCAGATGCCAGGTCATCGACGCCTGACCGCCGTCCGCCAGCCGCACCCACAACAGGTTGTCGGGCTGTTTCATCCAGGCCAGTTCGGCCAGTCCCCGGCCGCAGATGTGTTCGGCCCCGACGCTCAGATCGCCCTCGGACAAGGATTGATCGGGCGCCAGGCCCACGAACCGCAGCGTCTCGCCGCCCGCCGCAACATAGGCCAGCATCCGCTGCGCCAGCACCGGCATTACGTCGGCCGCGCCGTAGTCGCTGATCGGCCGCGCGACGCAGCCGGACGGGCTGATCGGATCGTCCACCGTCGCGCCGCTGACCAGGAACTCGCCCTCGGTCGTCGCCGCCATCAGGAAGGTCGCCCCGGCGACCCAGACCAGGCGGTTGCGCTCCTCGCCCACGAACCGGCGCACCGCGTCGTCATCCACGACACGGCCGGTCCCCAGGCCGGGCTTGAAGTCCAGCCCGCCGGGTGTGAACCCGGCCGTCCGGGTGAAGTCGATGGCGTCGGGATCGCGCCGCGACGCCGCCAGCGCCAGACGCTCTTCGCGCACGGCCGCCGGGGCCGAGGGCCAGCCGCGCGCATCGGAATAGACGCACTCCGACCAGAACCGCGTTCCGCTCTCGACCCCGTCCGGCATGGTGTTGATCAGATTGACCGTCGCCGTGGTCGGGGAGGTGACGGCGATGATGCGCACCACGCCTGCGCCGTCGTTCAGGCAGGTCCAGACGGCGGCCCCGTCCGACACCGCGCCGCTTTCATGCACGGGCGGGGTGTTGCCGGTCTTGTTCTCGCCGCCGCTGCGTTGATAGACGCGACCGTTCGACAGGCGCTGCGCCCCCAGCGGCACGTCCTCCTCGCCCGGTTCCCAAGACAGCAGGCCGGGATTGCCGTCTGTGGGTCTCAGGCGGAAGGTCGCCCCGGCATGGCCGGCCTCGAACATCGGCTTGGTGCTGGTCAATGTCCCGCCCGCCACGCTCAGCAGGTGCGTCTCGTCGCCGTTCTCGGGCAACCACGGCCCGTCGATCATCAGCGTGGGCGTGAAGGTCCAGTCGGTCGTGCCGTTCCGCGTCAGCGTGTACATGCGCAGATTGTCACGATGGGTCAGATAGACGACGTCGCCGATCTGTTTGAACCGAATGCCCGACAGTTGCGACTGGGCGTAGGGGCTGACCTTCTCGTAAGGCGCGCCGCCCGACATCACCGGCGCGCCGTTGACGGTCCAGACGCGCATGTAAAGATCGCCGAACTCCAGCACCAGGGCGTCGGCGCTGGACCGCCGAAACGGCGTCAGCACGCAAGGCTTGTCGCTGGCCTTCGGCAGGCCCGCCAGCCAGGTGCCGCGACGACGGCCGGACGGCCCCGCCACGCGGCCGATCATGTTCCAGCCCAGCAGGCATCCGCGCGAATGCTGCGCCAGATCAGACCGCGACCACAGGTCCGGCCCCAACTCGCCGACGTTGAATTGCTGTTGGAAGCCGGTCTGTCTCATGCGGCCACAATGGCCGCGCCGCCGTCAGGGGCGGACCAAGCGTGGGGTCAGGCCGCCGACGCGCGCAGCGCCGCGACGCGGTCGGTGATCATTTCCTCGTCCGCCTTGGCGTCCTGGCCGTCGGCGCCGATGGCCGTCAGGATCGCTTCATCGGCGATCTTGCGCAGCTCCAGCGCCCGCTCGACGCTGCCGTTCATCGGACGGCAAGCGCGGGCCGCCAGCTCAAAGGCGACGGCGTCGGCGACATTGGCGTCCAGGAAGTCGGGCGCGCGTTCGGTCACATAGGCGACGTTCAGGGGTCCGCCTTCCGTGGCGCGGATGACCGTCAGGCCGGCCTGGTCGCTGGGCCGAACCCAGACGCCGCGTTCCCATCCCGTCAGACGCTCGACGGTCCAGAGGCGCAAGCCCCCCTCGGGCATGACGTAATGCACCGGAAACCGCCAGTTGCCCGGCACGTCGGCGCTGGGCGTCAGGGTCGCGTATTCCAGGGCGCACAGGAAGCCATAGCGTTTCAGCACGGCCCGGATCGCCGGACGCAGGTGCGGCATGATCTTGACGATGCGCGACGGCGCCGGATCGGCCTCGATCGACGCGACCGTGTCTTCCCCCAGCTGCACCAGGGCGGCGTTGACAACGGCGGTGGCGGCTTCGGTCATGGTCCAGTCCTCCCGGCCTCAAACAGGGCGACGCCCGATAGGCCCCTCACGAATGACAGAGAGGCCGGAGCGCACTCACGCCCCGGCCTCCCGTTTACCGCCGCGCCGTTGTCGAGCAGCGCGGGCGCGGCGGCGGCCCCGCTACTGCGGGGAACCGTAGATGCGCCAGGCCAGGGTGCCGGCCACGGGGTCGGCGCCCTTGAAGGTGGCGATCAGTTCGGCGCGCGAGCCGTCGGCGACGGTCGCGTCCTTGGCCGCCTGGAAGCTGGCGTAGCCGGCCAGCTGCCAAAGAGGCTTGTGGCGGTTGGCGATGCCGACCGACTTCAGCAGGCTGACCGAACCGGCGGCCGTGGCGATGTCCTGGGCCGAGATCAGGCAGGCCGGGGCCGTGGCGCCGACGTTCGCGGTGTTCGACGCCACGCCCACGTCCAGGGTGACGGAGGTGCCGAAGTCGTCGAAATCCAGCTGCGAGATCGCATCGAACCGCGTGTCCCAGCCGACATAGCCAAGGGAGACATAGTCGTTCTGGGCCACGTCGCCGGTGAAGAAATCGCCCAGGATGCGGGCCACGCGGCCGTTGCAGAAGAAGGGATCGACCAGCGGGTTGCTGTTGATGGTGGTGGCGGCGTGGGCCGCTCCGAGGATAGCGCCGATGAACCGGGCCATGGGGGAAGTTCCTTGTCATCTTGCGGCCTTTCCGGGGTCCGCACCGCCTTTCGGGCGGGGATAGGGAAGGGTGGGCCGATCCGTCGGGACCGGCCCGGTTCAGGCTGGCTTACAGATCCTTGACCTCGATGCCCGCGACCGCTTCGTCCCAGCCACGGACGGCGCCGTGTTCGGTTTCGTAATAGGCGTAGGGCCGCATCGACTTGTCGCCGCGCATGGTCAGGGTCGCGGTGTGGATTTCCCGCGCCTTGTATTTCATCGCCTGGTCCAGCCAGACCGGCAGGATGAAGACGCCGGCCGCGCCCGCCTTGGGGTTCACGTCCTCGTCCAGCACGAACTCGAAGCCCAGGAAGTTGTTGATCTCCCCGCTCTCCAGGCGGCGCACCATCTGGTAGTCGCCGCTCGTGACCGGAATGGTGGTCAGCAGCTGGCTGATGTCCTCGGTGCGCACGGCGATCTTCAGCTTGGCCCCGGGCAGGACGCCCGCCGCCCGCGTCTTGCGGATGATGGCGCGCGCGGTCAGCAGCTTGCCCAGCGTCAGCGGCAGGTCGTTGCCGGCGGCCGGCAGGCTGGTGCCCTCGGTGGCGTGAAGATACTTGCGGGACTGGACGCCGACGATCTTGCCGGCGGGGAAGTTCAGCGTGTTTTCGCCGCTCTCGCCGATGCGGACCGGGGCGAAGAAGCTGTCGCGGATTTTCTTGTCCATGTAGCGCATCTTGCCCGCGCGCATGGAGGCCATGACCTCGTTGGTCGGGTCCTGCAGCTGGTGGACCTTCTGGATGCTCTCGATGAACTTGCCGTCGTGGAAGCTCTCGAACGCGCCGACGCGGCGCGTCATGTCCAGCAGGCCCTCGGGGCTGTCGGGCACCACGGTGTCGACCTTCTTGGGATCGGACGTGCCGATGGTGTCGATGTTGAACAGCTTGCCGGGCTCGGAATAGCTCAGGTCGGCGTCGACGTGGGGCAGATACACGCTCTCGCGGACCTGCGGGGCCATGTTGAGGTTCGCGCGGAACCCGTCAACGTCGGCCTGGGTGATTTGGGAATAGTCCATGGACGCACGCCCTCCTGAAGTCGATCAAAGGCCGGGCTCAAGCAGCGCAGACGCGCGTTAGCCCAAGCAGGGATGGGGTTTGATCGGCTGCAGTCTCGGCCCGATGGCCGTGCGTGCCTGGCGGTGACGCCCGCCTTCCCAGTCGAACCTGGGGCGCTTCCCTCGGGTCCGGCGCTTGCGCGGTCTCCGGGGAGGGAAGGTAGGGATGCTTGCGGCGCATCCCCGAGCCGTTACGCTACTGACTGTCCTGATTTGCGCCCGTCGTCAAGCCACCTGATCGGGGCGCTTTTCGCCGCGCTGCATGGCCAGAATGCCCGCCCGCTCCGCCAGCACGGCCTTGTGCTGCGGATGGTTGCGGTTCTGAAGGGCCGCCATCTTCTCAGCATCGCCGTGGAAGGCGTTCAACGCCGCCGTCGCGGCGGCCGGCGTCATCTGTTTGGCGCCGCCGCCCTCCCGGCCGCCGCCCTCGGGCGCTTCCGGCTCGGCCATCTTGCCGACGGCGTGGGCGAGGACGCGCGCCAGGGTCAGGTTCGATCCCAGCGACGTTTCCAGGTCCAGCATCGCCGCCTCGTCCACCTGGCCGCCCAGGGCGTCGCGGATCAGCTTGCCGATGGCGCGCCTGTTGCCCTCTGCCGCCGCGCCCCATTCCTTGTTCAGGGTGTCCGTGACTTCCTTGGTCTGGGCCGCCAGCTGCGCCGCCTCGGCCTCGTCCGCCTTCTTGCCCAGGTCGTTCAGGGTCTCGATCACGGCCGCCATCTGGCCAGGCTGGAACTTGGCCTTGCCGCCCAGCTCGCGCAGGATGTTCGCCAGCTCCGGCGTATCGGCCGCCGCCTCGGGCGCCAGCTCGATCTTGTAGTCCTTGGGATCGTCCGGCACGCCCAGCGCCTTGTGGATCGGCGCCCAGTCGTCCGGCGCCTGGTCCTGCGGCTTCGACGGAATTTTCAGCAGCTCGGCCGCCGTCGCGCCCTTCAGCGCCGTCAGGTGGGCGTGCGCCTTCGCCAGATCGCTGGGCGTCTTGTAGGCGCGGAACAGCGGATTGGTCGCCAGATCGCCTTCCAGGCTGTCCTGCCATGGCGCCTCGGCCGCCGCTGCGCCGCCGGCGTCAGTCGCGGAAGTCGCGTCCGTTTGTTTCGATGCGGTCTGATCCGTCGTCTGCGCCGCCGTCGAAGCCGCCCCCGTCGTCTGGGAAGCCTGGTCCGTCGTCGCTGAAGATGACGCCTGGCTTGCCGCCGCCGTCGTGTCCGTAGCCGTATTCATGTCTCGCTCCTTCAAGCGACTGGGTCATGCCCGCAGCGGAAATCGCCACGGGGTCGAAGCCGGCCAGGCCGGCGATCTTCAGGACGGCGAAACCCCGTCCGTTCAGGTGGTTGGATTGATCGGGCGTCTCGGCCGCGCGCGGCGCGCCGATCTCTCCGATGGTGGCCAGCATGTGCAGCAGCACCGTCCGGCCCAGGTCGCTGGCGAACGTCAGCCGATAGGCCTCGCCGATGGCCGCCTCGTCGCCCCGGCGCACCAAGGCGATCAGCCGGCGGCTGTCGAACGTCACCGCCGGCTCCAGCTCCGGCGCATCCTCGGGCAGGGCGTCGGTCATGCGTTGGGCGCTTCGCCGAGGAACGTCAGACCGTTGGCGGCGCAGTATCGCTTGAAGGCGGCGGCGGGCATTTCGCCATCGGTGATGTCGCAGCTATGGCCGACGGTTCCGCCCTTCCACGAGCCTTTGCGCTTACCGACTTCAGACGAGAACCGTAGATTGAGATCACGAGCGATCCGGTTTCGGCCGAGAAACAGCACGCGGAACAGACCTTTGCCCCGCTTCCATTCGCGCTCTTCGATCTGACAACTGGCCACGATTTCTTCACCGTCGTAGTCAGCGAAGGTAAATCGAGCGACTGGACAGGCGTCCTTTAGGGCTTGTTCGGCCGCCCACTTGTTTTTGCTGTGTCGCCCTTGGGGCAGGTCAGCAAAATGCGCCCCTTCAGTGTCGTATATGCTGTGGCGGATACAGCGATGCTCTCGCCAAGGATAGAAGAATACCTTGGACTTCGTGCCGGGCCATGAGTGCGTCTGAGCGCCGAAGTGAAGATGCAGCGAACCTTCGAACGACGAGAAGCCGTATTCGCGCTCGAACGTCTCCCAATAGCCCGGGTCGCGACCCTGAGCGACGATCTGTGATCGTGTCGGTTCGGCCGTGATCTCATGCCACCGCCGCCACGGCTTTAGGATCGGGGGCAGGGCGAGGATCAGAGTATGGGGACCGAGGGCCATCCGAATATGGCAACCGGGATAGTCGTCGCCGTCACCAGAACCCAGCATGAAGGCGACCTTTTGGTGGCGCGGTTCATGGGCGTATGTGATCGGTCCGAAGTACCGGTCGCTGTCGCTCCAGCGGATTGGTTTCAGTCGGCGTTCGGTTGGCTTGCTCAAGGCCGTCTCTCCTGAGGTTGGGCTCTACGCGGCCATGCGGGGTTGCTGGCCGGCGTTTTCGATCGAGGCCAGGCCCTGGCCGGCGTCGCGCAACGCGGTCGCCTCGGCGGTCAGGGTCTCGTTCTGTTGCTGCTGGGCGTCCTGTTCGGCGCGATGCTGCTGGATGGCCTCGACGGCGGCGCGCGACTTCACCATGGCCGGGGCGTTGCCCAGGCTGTCGTTGATGGTGCGCAGGGCCTCATGCACGGCGACCACGTCGCCGGCCGTCTCGTCGATCTGTTTGGCGGCGGCGGCGGCGTTGAATAGCATCAGGGCGCCGTCCACCTGGGTCCGCATCTGCGCCTTGGCCAACGGCCCGGCATAGTCCCAGTCCACGTCGACGCCCGAAAGCTCGGCCGGCGGCGGCGCGACCAGGTCTTCCTCGATCAGGGCGTCCAGCTCGCGGTCCGCGCCCTTGCCGAACAGGTCGCGGTCGAACGTCGGGACCAGATAGCTGATCGCCCGCTGGCGCAGGTCGCGGCGCTCGCGGATTTCCTCGGCCGTGACGTTGGCCGCGTCGCGCAGATTGGTGAACTGGCCGAAGAAGACCCGTTCGATGTTGTCCGTCAGCTTCTCGCAGCGGCGCTCGGCCCAGCTGGGGTCGCCCGCGATGTCCGCCTTCTGGATCGCATCCTTCAGCGACTGGAAGCCCAGGTTGACCGGGTCATAGACATTCACCTGGCCCGGCCGGCGGTCCAGCCGGTTGCCGAACAGGCGCGTGGGCGCGAACAGGACCGGGTCGTTGATCAGGTCGATGGCCCGTTCCATCCCTCCCGAGAAGTGGTTCAGGGCCATGGCGTCGGGCAGGGCGTCGTAACCCAGGCCAGTGCAATAGGGCGTGCCCTCGCGCGCATCCATCCCCGCCACCTGGTAGGGGAAGCTGTCGTAACCGCTCTCCTTGACCTCGAAGAAGTCGTAGTCGGGCATCAGCGTCAGGTCGCTGAACGGCTTGTTGGTGTTGACCGCGCCGGACACGCCGCCCCGGCGGGGATCGACCAGGTGCAGCAGGGTGATCGTCTCGCCGTGTTTCTTCTGGTCCCGATACTTCTCGGCGATCTTGGGGTGGTTCAGGGCGTTCGGATACGTCTCGACCAGCCGCCACAGCGACAGGGTGAAGCGACGGAACATCGTGTCCGTCTCGCCCTCTTCGTTCTGGCTCCACCAGCAGGATTTCAGCGGCATGTGCTGGTGACGCGGGCCGAAACCGCGCTTGCGGCCGATCCAGCGCACGCAGTTGCCGAAGCCCAGGAACTCCAGGCCGCACCGCGCCACCGCCGTCACCATGCCGGACTGGGGCAGCATCTGCGCGTCGAACAACTGCCAGCGCAGATCGTCCAGATAGTCGCGGGCCTCGGCCGACAGGTCCAGCTTGCGGCCCTCGCTGTCGCGTCGATAGATCGCCCGGCCGCTCTGGGCCATGCCGCGATTGACGTTGGGCGCCAGGAACGGCTGCGTGGTGTCGATGGCGTAGGCGATGAACAGCGCCGCCGCCTGTTTCAGGTTCTGGCGCGGCACATTGGTCACGACGCGACGATTGCGCCGGATCACCGGCGTCAGATGCGAGACGGCGAAGTCGGTGGACGGATAGAAATAGTCGCTCACCGCCTGCCAGCCGGGTTCGAACACCCGGCGCTGCGCCTGGTTCTCTTCCCAGCCGTTGCGGATGCGCCGGCCCCGGTCCGTCATCGACGGCATCCGGGCCACGGCGGGCGCGGCGACTGGGGGTGCGGCGGGGGCCATCTCAGCCGATCCCCGTCAGGGTGGGCGCCGGACCGGCCGTCGCGGCCTCGGCCACCGCCTCGCTCAGGAAGGTCGAAGCGCGGCCGCCCGACCGCAACCGCTTCTGGCGCTGCTGGTCGATGCGGTTCTGCACGTCGGCCGGATCGACCGGACGCGGCGCTTCACGGACTTTCTGACGGCGCAAGAAGCTCATGCCGACACCCTGCGCGCGCCAGATGCGGGGGCGGACGGCCGCCGCCGGGGCGGGGAGGGGCGAAGGGCCTCAGTCAAAGACCACCTCCACGACGTTCGACGCGCCCGCGCCGTGCAGACCCATGGTCGGCAGCAGTCCGGCGCGATCTTCGACGCCTTCTCCGCCTAGCACCATGTATTCGGCGCTCTCGGCGACGGCGCTGAACTCGTTCTTCTTGGCCGATTGGGACGTGCCGCCGCCCTTGGCCTTCTTGGGATAGTGGAAGCCGCCGTTCAGGGCGTTGATCAGCCAGATGCAACGCGGGTGGATTTTGTAACCGCCGTGGCGCTTCAGCGGGCGCGCCAGCGCGGTCCGCCGCATCTTCGGATCGTTCGTGGGCGCTAGCGACACGGCGATCTTGGTGCGCACCGAAATCTCCTGCGCCCAACTCAGCTGACGGTTCAGCGTCGAGCGGGATTTGGCGGCGGGGTCCGGTATGAGGAGCGCTCGTTTGCAGTGCGGGAAATAGGTCCGCATCGTCGCGGCGATGGCGTCGGCGAACTCGATCACGTCCAGCTCGCCGTCCTCGGCGTCTTCAGCCACCACCTCGGCATACACGGACCATTGCCCGAACAGGCTGCGCTGGCCGAAGGTGGCCGCGCCCTTGAAGTCGACGTCCACGCCGATCAGGACGGGCAACTCGGGGTCCGGCTCCATGTCGGCCGGGCCGACATGCTTGGTTTCGTCGAACGACGGATGCACCGGGACGCCAAGGCGGCCATAGGTCAGCTTGCACTGCAGCAGGCGCCGCACGTCGGCCTCTTCCATCGTCGAGGCCATGTTGCGGTAATAGTCGGGCCTGATCTTCTTCAGATTGGCCTTGTTCTCGGCCAGCACATGGAACCCGTCCGGTTCGTCGGGGTCATAGCCCGGCGGCTGCTTGTGCACCGTGACGCCCGGCCGCGCCTGGCCGTAGAACTCCTTTTCGAACCAGCTGCCGATGGTCGGCGTGTTGGCGTCGCCCCAGACGCCGGCGTAGGCGATGGTGTCGGCCGTCTCCGGCCGGTCCTCGGGCTCGGGGAAGCGGCCTACGCGGTTCGTGCAGTAGGACAGGATGGCGCTCGACGCATGGGTGTCGAACTCGGGCAGCCAGAAGGCCGTGCACTCCTTGCCGCGAAAGAATTCGTCCAGGTCCATGTCCTGCACGGCGCGGAAGCGGACATCGACTTCGACCGGACCCCGACCGTCCGGCCCCAGCCCTGGGATCTGGATCAGGTGATCGGCCGGGTCGCCCTTGGCCCCGTTCCACTTGCCCCAGGGCCGGTCCATCACCTTCAGGTAAGACGGGATCACGCTGTCCCAGGCGATGCGGTAGGTCGGGCAGACGACGAAAATACGGGCTCGACGCCAGCCGTCGCGCGGACTAGCGTGTTGCCAGAGAGCAGCGCGCAGACAGCGCCGGGCCGAAGCGATTGTCTTCCCCCCGGCCGTCGGCCCGACAATGATGGACACAGGCCCCTGATCGAACTCGTGCGCCCGCGCCTTCGGTCCGGCGAAGCTCCAGGTCCGCTGCTCGATCCTCTGTTCCGTGGCGGACAAGCCGTTCCCCAACCCTGACCCTGTGCGATGGGGTCAGTTTCGGCGCGCCAAATGGGGGGGCGGACGAACCGCAGGGCGAAGACCTGCCGGAAAGCCTCCCCTTGGGGAAATCGACGGCGGCCGATTTTGGGGGGCGGGGGTGCGAAGGGGGGCGGGGGGAGGCAGGGGGGGGGGGTGCCGCCGCTGATTTGACATCAGATGCGGCAAGGCCCTGTTCTCCCGTCCTTTCAGCGCCTTAGGCGTCGTCGGGCGACTTGGGTTGTGTGACTTGCTCGCCCTCGATCACTGCAAGCCCTTGATTTTCCAGCAGAGCGAGCGGCGTGTCCCACTCGCCCGCCGCCTGGCCGTCGCCGGCCGCCGTGACGCCCTCGACGGGGATGGCCACGAATGTCAGGCTGGGCCGGTCCTTGTCCGTCTCCTCGGCCTTGGGCGCGCGCTTCTGGTGGACATAGGGCAGCAGCTCGGCCCGCTCGCGCTGCATCAGCAGCCAGGCCTCCTTGGCCTCACACCCGATCAGCGACGCCAGCCGCCTGGCCTTGACCGCCATGGCCACCATCAGGTCGTTCCCGGCCTCCCGCAGTTCCTTGGCCGTGACCAGGCCGACCTGCGCCGACTGCTGGCCCGGCGTCATCCCCGCGAACTGGGCCTCGACATACCGCTGCAGGTCGCCCGACCGCTTGTTCCCCGATCCTTTGGGCCGCCCTGGCCCCCGCTTCGGAGCCGGTGCGACGCCCGGCAGCGTCGGCATATTCATATTGATGGCCTATTTTATTGGGTTCTGGAGAGTTCTTGGGCGGGTTCTGTGGATTTTCGAGTGATTTCCGCTCAGTAGTCAAGATCAGAACCATAGAACCACAGAACCCTATAACCCTCGCCTGTATGCGAGATTGAGCGTCTATGCTCTCCGCGTGTGAGCGACCGCGCCGGTTCTGCGGTTCTGCGGTTCTGTGACTTGATGATGTTCTTGAGATCGCGGCGCTTTCGACAGAACCCGGTCCAGAACCGTAGAACCCTGTCGCCGGCCTCCCCTGACCCTCGGCTGCGCACCTATCCTCGCTAATCGGGCTCGGGTCGGGGGCGGACGAGGACGGGTCAAGAGGCCGTCCAGACGCCTCCACACCGGCGTCCAGGGTCGGGGCGAGGTCTTGATGTGGAGCCTGCGCGCACCGCGCCCTGGCGGGCGCTGCGCAGGCGCTCCCTGTGGTCGCTTGTCGGGCCGTCGGCCCTTTATCTAGGGCGTCGCCTGGCCGGCGACGCAGCGAAGCCCGGCCGCTGGCGCGACCGGGCTTCTTGGTCATGCCTCGCGCGCCGTGGGCGCGCTCAGGACGGCCTAAGCCGCCATCGGCAGCGGCATCGCGTCGTCCCAGGCCAGAACCTCGGCCAGGTTCACGAAGATGCCGCTGGCCTTGGCGTCCAGGCCTCGGTCGCACTTGCCCGGTTTCCACAGGTGACGCGGCATCTGCTTCAGAACCCCGGTCCAAGGGCCGGGCGTGCCCATCCGCCCCGCCCAGGGCGTGCCGGCGAACAGCACGTTAAGGCCCGGATGCTTGGCGGGGATGAACAGACGGGCGTTGTCCCAGTCGTCGGGCAGGGCCTGGCCGTACTGGTCCTTGCCCCAGCTGACGGTCATGCCGAAGTTCTTCAGCGTGTAGATCACGTCCTCCAGCGACGCCGTGTCGCCCACGAACCCTGGCGTGAAGTTGCCCTTCCACGCGGCCAGCACCGAGCCGACCGATCGATGCCGGTTGGTCCTCAGCTGCTCCGGCTGCACCTCGATCAAATGCATGAAGGCCCGGCGCCAGGTCCGTTCCTTGCCGCTGGTCTCCACCAGGTCCGAGGCCTTCAGCAGCCCCTGCCACAGCTGCAGCTCGACGGCGTCCGGCATCCCGTCCTCCAGCGCGGCGTGACAGGCCGCCGCCAGGGCGCCGAAGGTGTCCGCGCTGCGGTCATTGTGCCCCACGGCGATCAGTCCGGCCTTGAACTGCGCCAGCAACGCGCTCCAGTCCTCGCCGGCCGGCTTGTCGAACCAGGCGACGATCCGCTTCAGCAGCTGGCGGCCGATGGCCTGCACCTTCGTCGCTTCCCGCAGCCCCAGGTCCTCCAGCACCGTGTCCCGCGCCACCCGCTCGCGCAGCATCAGGATCGCCATGCGGCTGGCGTCCTGGGCGTCGATGGCGGGCACGGCGATGCTGCTGAACAGGAAGGACGACATGACGCTGAATTCCTGGCCGACGCCGTCCTTGCCGCCCCGCTGCATCTTGTCCCCAGAATAGGCGACGCGCGCCAGCTCCAGGATCTTGTCCGTGGTGCGCGTGTCCTCCTTGGCCTCCAGCTCGTCGACCATCACCGCGACGCTGTCCTGCTTGACCTTCTGATAGATGCCGGCCTGGGTCGTGTTCGACGTGGCCAGCAGCGCCCCGTTCATCAGCAGGCGAAACAGCTTCTGCAGCGTCGACTTGCCGCTGCCTTCGCCCCCGGTCACATAGATCACCGGCCGCTGTTCCAGCGCGCCGCCGACCATGGCGGTCATCAGCCAGCCCAGCGCCAGACGGGGATCGAGGTCGGGGCGTTCCCAGTTCCAGGACCGCAAGCCCTTCAGCAGCACGTCGCCGGGCGATCCGTCCCCGCTCGCCTCCATCCGGGGTGCGGGGCGACCGATCTTGGGCCGGCCCGGATAGATGAACCGCCCGTGCGATCCCGGCGGCTTCCACCGCCCGTCGATCCAGATGGCGTCGCCGGCGTGATAGATCAGCCGCCCGTCGTCGTCGCGCCACGCGCCGCGCCCGCGCACCCGGTCCTCCAGCTCGAACGTCCCGCAATAGGTGCAGGCGGCGAACAGGTCGTCGCGCGCGTCCTCGGCCGCATAGCCGGTCACGACCCCGCCCTTGCCGAACCGCGGCCACGCCCAGGTCAGATACAGCGGCCGACCGCCGAACAGGCTGGTGATATGCCCCTTGCCGGCGTTCTCTGACAGCACGGCGACCTCGCCCAGCGTGTCGAGGAAGAAGTAGGTGGTCCCCGACAGTGTGGCCAACTTGCCCAGCGGCGTCACCGGACAGCCCAGCGGCAGGCGGTGCCATTGCGCATGATGATCGCGCCAGCGGCCCGGTTCCACGGCTTCGGGTTCGCCGTATTGCTGCGCGAAGTTCAACGGCGCCCCGCGCGGCGGATCGTTCCGCGCCGCGCTCAGCACCTGGCGCGACAGCGCGACCTGATCTTCCTCTTCGAAGGACGGAATGATCCCGGCGATGGTGGCGAAAGGGTCGTTACTCAAAACGGAATGTCCTGCTGCGCCTCTGCGAGGTAATCCTCAACCGGAACACGGTTGATATGCGTGATCGACATTGGAGCGATGTCGTTCACATGCTCAGGACGATGGTTCTTGCCCTTGAAGGCCCCTTCGCGGTTCATCGCGATGTCGGTTTCCCAGGTCGAGTAACCGCAAAGCCAGAGACCGTCCCATCTGTTGGAGAACAGATATTCGTGCAGCAGGCCCATGCAGCGCGGAACCATCAACCGGTCTCCCGGACGAAGGAATTGCTTCAACAATAGGGCGCGCTCGGTGTTGAGACGCAGCCGTTCAGCCCGCTTTTCTTCGCTGTTCGCGTCGCTCACGCCGCTTCCCCCCGCGCCATATCGTTGAAATCCTTCCCGGCCGCCGCGCGCACGACGTGCACCGGCCGCCCGCGCGCCTGATCGCGCCACCAGGCCTCCACCTTCTCGAACGCCGCCATCGCCTGGGGCTTGTCCCAGTCGTTGTCCGCCGCCAGCACCACGGCCGAGGCGCACGCCGGCCATTCCAGCAGGCCCATCAGGCTCAGCGACCCCGCCGCCCACACGCGGCAATCCGGCCGCGCAACGGCCAGGGTCAGGGCGTCCTCGATCCCTTCGGTGATGATCAGCGGATCGGTCCGTCCCTTCTCCGCCGCCTTGGTCGGGCTCAGCCCGCTGGGTCCGGGGCTGACGCGGATCGCGGCGCCCGACGGCGCGCCGATCATGGTCTTGGCCTTCTTGCGGTCGGCCTTGCCGCCGCCGTCCGGCTTCAGGAATGTCCGGTGCAGGGCCGTCACGGCCTTGCCGGCCGTCATGGCGCTGACCATGCAGTGCCGCCATTCGAAGACCTCGCCCGTCTCCGGGTCGATCCATTCCACGCGCTCGGCCCAGCGCAGGGCGCCGGGCTGGTGCGCCAGCCGTTCCGTCGGAATGCCGCGCACCTCGCGCAGATACCGCTCGGCCGGCGTCCCGGCGATGGGGGGCAAGCCCAGCCACAGGGCGAACAGGGCGTGCGACCGCGCCGCCTCGTTTTTCTTAATCCGCGCTTCCTCGGCCCGCGCCTCGCGCTCGCGCCGTTCGCGCGACGCCACGTCCTCGGCCTGGGTGCGCACGGTCCCGCGTTCCAGTCCCAGGAAGGCCAGGGCCCACCAGTAGGCGTCGATCTTCCGCGCGGGGCTGGGCCGCGCCAGATACATGATCAGGTCGAACACGTCGCCCTTGTCGCCACAGGCGAAGTCTTTCCAGATGCCGGCCTCATGGCCGCGCGTCCAGATCACGAAACTGCCCGGCCGCCGGTCGTCCCGGTTCGGGTTCAGCGGATGCACCAGGCCGTTCCGGTCCGGCTGGACCCGCACGCCCAGCTCGGTCAGCAGCCGCGAAAAGTCGCGCTGCAGCCGCTCTTTGACGTTGTCCCAGGCGTAGGGAAGGGGGCGGGGAGCGAGGGTCATACGCCGGACTGCTCCGTCAGGGCGTCCTCCAGCGCGCAGATCAGGTCCGTCGCGGCGAACATCATCTGTTCGCCGCGCTGAACCGTCAGGATCGCATCCTTGCCGTCGTCGCGGCTCCAGACGCCACACGCACGGTTCCAGGCCTGCCGTGCGGCCTCGACCCTGTCGATCACCATCGGCTCAGCTCCGCATCCAGCAGGCGGCGCAGATCGCCCGCCAGCGTCTCCAACTGGGCGTCCAGTTCGCCATCGCCGTCCCGCGCATCCTCGATGCTGGCGACGTGGTGGCGAACCGTTTCCTTGTTCAGGCCGGTCGCATTGGCCATGGCCGTGGCGTTCACGTCGCCCTCGGTCATCGTCAGATAGACGGCCAGCTTGCGCGCCAGGCCCACCGCACGGGTGCTGTTGCGCGCGCCCGTCACCGTCGCGGTCGCCTGGGCGTCCGCCCCGACGTGGTTGGCCGTGACGGCGCAGGCCGTGGGCCAAATCCAGGCGGCGGTCAGGTGCGCGTCCTCGTTGTCCACCACGGCCCGCGCCACGGCCTGGACCAGGGCCTCGGGCCAGGTTTCGCGCGCCTTCAGGCTGGCGCGGCGCGCCTCCTGGTGCTGGCGCTTGTCGCGCGATGGGCGGCAGCCCAGGCCCTGACGCAACGCCTCGCCGTCCGCCTGGGGATAGAGGGTCGTCAGCGCCTGCAGCGCCAGCCACCGGAACCGCCCGCCATAGCCGATCAGGCTGCGTGGCCGCCCCAGGCGCGCCAGGGCCAGCACCCCTTTCAGGTCCCCGGCGTGCAGCGCCGCCGCCGTCAGGGCCGTCAGGATCGCCGCCCGCCCCGGCAGGCCCGCGCGCGGCGTCACCGGCGGCGTCGGGGCTGCAAACAGGCCGGGCACCGGAACGGCCAAGGCCGCGACGTTCAGGGATGGGGCGCTCATGACAGGTCCGCCCGCGTCGTCCACGCCGGCGGATCGCGCCGGTCGCAGTTCAGGCCGTCAAGAATGTCGCCCGCCGCATCGGCCAGGGCGGCCAGGCGCGGCGCCAGCTCGGCCCGCACCTTCAGGTCCGTTTCCTTGTTCCAGCTGCGCGCCGTCAGCAGAAAGGCCCGGAAGCACGCGCTGGGCAGGGGCCGCAGGTCCGGCAAGCGCCAGCCCTCCGATCCCGCCAGGGCCTTGGCCAGGGCCTTGGCCACGCCGACCTGATCCGGCTTGCGCGCTGCCTCGAACGCGGCCTGACACACTTGGCGCCACAGCACGCGCTCGGTGGACAGCATGTCGGGGTTGTGGCTCATGGCCTCAATCCCTCCGCGCTTCGATCACGGCCCGCACGCAGGCGGCCCAGCCCTCGGCCAGCGCGCAGTTCTGCGGCGCCGTCTTGTCGGCCTTGAACAGGGCAGGGGGGGGCAGATCGCCGTCCACGACGTGGTCGATGGCCTTGCGCGCGATGGCCAGCTTACGCTTCAGGTCCAGATGCGCCAGGCGCCCGTCGGCGGCGAGGGCCGTCACCCCCACCATCTCCAGCGCCCGCGCCTCCGGCAGTCGCCGCCAAGCCTGGGGCAAGGCCCTGCCGTGTTCATCCTTGGGCCGCACCATCACGCCGCCTCCCCGCGCAGGATTTCGGCGACGGGCGGGTGCCAATCGTCGGCGCGCACCGCGCCGCCGGTCAGGCGTATGACGCGCCTTACCAGTCGAGCCGAGGCGTCACGGCGGCCGGGTTCATCGAACGGCAGGCACAGCAGCCGGACATACTCCCGACTGACGCCCAGGCGCTCGGCGGCCCAGGCGTAGTCCAGCCGGCGATCCCTCAGCCACGTCTCGAACGCGGGCGAGGGGCGAGGGGCGGGGATGGGGGGTGTCGAAACGGTCACGGTTGAACGATCCGGTTGGTGGTTCGTGTCCTTTTCGTTGGTGATTTGTTGGTATTGTCAACCTATCGTGCTACCGGCGTTGGTGGATATGCAGAGGGTGGCGCTGAAAATCGAAGCATGGTCCCACCGTCCTATGGACGCTTATCGGGATCAGGAGGCGGCGGATCGGCGTCGCAAGGGGCTTGCGCTCAAAGCCTTGCGCATGCGCCTGGGCGTCAGCCAGGCCGAGGCCGCCGAGGCCGCCGGCTTTTCCAGCTACAAGTCGTGGCAGTATTACGAGGCCGGCGACCGCAAGTTCTCGGAGCCCAAGCTGCAGGTCCTGCTGCTGGCCCTCAATGCGGACCGCGAGGAATTCGATCTTCAGCTGGCCCGCATTCCAGAAGAGGCGGGGCGCGCGCCCAGGGTTCGCGCCGTTCAGGAGCGGCCGTCACGGCCCTACGAACTGCCCTTCGCCGGCATGGCCTTCGGCGGCGGCCGTCGACCGACCTTCGCGGAGGGGCATGAGGCCCAGGTCATCGACCTGGCCCAGTTCTTCGCGCCGGGCACGCGCTTCCTGCGCCTGGATGGGATGTCCATGTATCCCTACGCCGAGCCGGGCGGCTTCGTGACCTACAATCCGCGCCAGCCTGCGCGGCGTGGACACGGCTGCGTCATCGAGATGAAGGACGGCGCGATGCTGGTGAAACGGTACGAACACCACGACGACGAAACCCTGACAGTCACGGAACTGTGGCCCGAGGAAAAGCAGCTGGAGATCCCGCTGGCCGACGTGGTGGGCGTCTATGCCATCGGTCTCAGGGGCGATTGATCAGCCTGCACGACTGCAAAGGCTGATCTGGGCGAGCAGCAGCTCGTCGCGCAGCGTCCTGATTTCTGCGATCAGGGCGTCACGCCGTTCCACGTCCACATCCATAGTGGTTTTCAGGTCCCGCAGCATCGACGCCAGATCGCGGCCGACCGGGTCCGCTGCAAGATCCTCCATGGTCTGCGCGACAGTCTCGACCACATTCGCTCTCATGGGGCCTGTCTCCGTTGCGACCGCCCTTGGAACCCAGGCGTTCAGATCAACGAAGGCGCGCTCCAGGCGCTCACACCCCGCGGCGCCCGCTGGAAGGGTCTTCAGGCGCTCGGATGGAATGGACGGCCCGCGCACGTCTGTTTGAGCCGACGCGGTGATAAGAGCGCCCAAAAGTAGAGAGATCATCATTTTTTGAGCGTCTCACGATGACGCACGCCGTGCTACCCGACGGTATTTGATGGTGGGTATGTTGACGGCACCAACAAAATACCCATAAACCTGGCTCCGCAACCACGCGGAACCACCCATGACCACCCCTCATATCGACACCGCGCCGCCGTCGACGCCCTTCGGGGCCGATGACGCGGCGACGACCGCCGGCCGGGTCGCGGACCTGCTGATCCGGCTGGAGCGGGCCGCGCCCCGACGCCCCGTGCTGACGCCGGTGGCCGACCTTCATCCCCTGCGCGACGGATCGGGAGAGGTGATCGTCTTCTGCACCGTCTTCGTCGGTCTGGACGACGGCCGGCCCCGCGCGGCCTTCGCCCTGCACGAACTGCGCCTGGCCGCCGACTGCCTGGACCATGACCCGCCTTTCCCCGCTGCGCCGTCCCTGGCGCCGGCCATCCGCGCCGCCGCCGACCAAGCCGCGCGCGCCGCCCTTCTTTTGCAACGGAGCCTGACCTGATGACTGTTTCCTTCGACGTGTCCGACGCGGACGCCGCCCTGATCTCCACCATCGTGGATCGCATCGAAGCCATCGTGGAGGCTCAGGACGGCGTGCTGGACCGCCTCTCCACCACGATGGACCTGACCGCCTGCCACGCCAACGGTTGCCCGCTGGACCTGGCCAAGCTGGCGGCGGCGGACAACTTCAACCTGGCGCATGACGTGTTCGGGATCGCCCGGCACCTCGATCGCAAGACCGGCAAACTGCGCGACTGTTTCGACCCGCGCTGCTCCATGCCCGCCACGGCGGAGGCCGCGTGATGGTCGCCTACATCCTGCCTTCCGGCACGAACGAAACCCCGATCCGGCGGGGAACCCGCACGGCGATGCTGCAACGCCCGCGTAGGGCGGCGGCCGTCAATCGCCACGCCCGCCCTGGCGACGCCCTGCATCTGCGGATCGCCGGCAACCGCGAAAATCCGCCCAGGCCTCTGCCGCCCGCAATCTGCATCCTGAACGCAGAGGCCAGCTTCACCGCCGACGGCGTCACCCGCGTTCTGTCCGTCGATTATCGACCAGGCAGCATCGAAGGCGTCCACGCCTTGCTGCTCAACGCCGAACAGGGCAGCGCCCATGATCGCGCCGCCGCCTCGGACCGCCTGGCCGTCGCCTTGGGCTTCTCCGACTACGCCGAACTGTGGGCCTCCATCGGGAACGACCGCATCCCCTTCTCGGTCCGCAACGTCATCGCCTGGACGCGACCGGCATGACCCCGTCCGAAGTCGCTTCCGAACTCAAGTCTCGGCTCGGCCTGCCGGGATGGCGCGGCGTGGTCGCGGCCATGGACGAAACCCACGACTGGGCGGCCGCCATCCACAGCCCGGATTACGTCCCCGGCGTTCGTCCTGTCGGCCTGCTGGTCGCGGAACGCGGCCAGGATGCATTCGACGCCCTGGCCCGGGCCGCCCGCACGGCGCACCGCCGCCTGGGCGAGCGCGAAGGGGAGACGTTGCAATGACCGGCCGCGACCTGAGCGTTTGGCTGGCCACCGGCGACGG